CACCGCGGCGACGTTGTTCACGCCGTAGGTCAGTCTCGTCTCCTTGGACCGCGACTTGGTTCCGGTCGGCAGGATCCCGCCCATCTCCCTCTGGAGCGTCTGGATGATGGCGAACCCGGAGGCAGACTTCTCGATCAGCTTGTAGCGAGCTCGGGGGTACTGCTCCGACACTTGCTTGATCGCCCGCATGGTGTCGGGCATGTTGAGCCGCTCGCGCACCACGTCGAGGAGGAAGAAGTCCCCGCCCTTCCGGCCCCAGACCTGACCGACCACATAGTCTGAAGTCTCGGCGTCATCGAAGGCCGGGTCCCAGGACTGGATGATCTGCTCGAACTCCTCGAGGTCGGGGGCCTTCTCGTACCACTTCCACCAGAGCCGGTGGATGGCCGAGCCCTCGGGGGGCGAGGGGTTCTGCTGGTAGAGGGACTGAAAGTTGCGAGAGCCGATCTTCAGCTTGATCGACTCGAGCTCCACCTCGTCGTACCGCTCGGGCCAGAGAGCCTCGCCGGGCTCCCGCTCGAGCGGGTCGCCCTCTTCCGCGAGGGCGGGGAGGTTGAGCACCCGCCAACTCTTCGCGTCCTCGCTGTTGAGGATGCGGCCGGCCAGGTCGTCCTCGTGCCAACGAGTCATGATGAAGACGACGACGGGGTCGGAGTTGTCGCGGCCCTTCTGGCGACGAGTCAGGAACGTCGTCTGCCACCAGTCCCAGAGGTTGTCCCGCATCTTGTCCGACGAGGCTTCCTCGGCGTTCTTGATCGGGTCGTCGAGGATCAGGACGTTGCCGCCACGGCCGGTGATCGGTCCGCCCACGCCGGCCGTCACCATGCCGCCCTTCTCGGTCGTCTCCCACCGGTTCGCGGCCTTGGAGTCCTCGAGGATCTTCGCGCCGATGTACTGGAAGTTGTCCAGCACGGTGCGGCGCGTGGCGCGGCCCCACCTGGCGGCGACGTCGGCCTCGTAGGAGCAGAGGATGATGTGGTCGCTCGGCTCGAGCGCCAGGTCCCACGCGGGGAACCAGTGCGAACACGTCTCCGATTTCCCGTGACGGGGCGGCTCGAAGACCATGAGGTTCCGCGGCTCGCCCGGAAGCCTGCGGTGAAGGCGGACCAGCTCGTTCGAGAGGAAGTGCGCGTGACGAGCGTAGACGAAGGGGCTGGCGTCGGCGTGGGTCGTCGCCATCGCCAGGGCCAGCGGGCTCAGGAGGTGCTGGAACTCATGAGGCTGGGCGGTCATCCTCGTCCTCTCCAGCATTCGCGGGGAGTCGTTCGGCCGCGCGCATCGCGCTGATGTCGATGACGCGGGCCTCGTCTGGGTTGTCCCTGATGAAAGCCCTCGCCATCTCGCGCATGGTCTTCATGCGCTGCATGGCCTCCTCGTCGTCATCCTTCCGGCGGGGAGGGAGTCCGTAGCCGTACTCGACCAGCAGCTTGTGGGTCGCGGGCGGCAGTTGGTCCTCGCCCTTCCCGACACCGTTCTTCGCCTGGGCCTTGAGGGCCTCGAGGGCCTCCGGCTGCTCAACGATCTCGCGGCAGAGCTCAGCAAAAGCGTGCTGGTTGCCCTTCTTCCGCTTGAACTGCCCGTCCTTGCCGCGCACCATCTCGGACTTGAAGCCGTGCGCGGCCAGGGCTGCGTGACGTGAGCTCACCGATCGCCCTCCGCGACGGTTGGCGCGTTGGCGCAGTACGTCTTCCAGTGGCCCCGGCAATCGGTCTGAGCCGAGTTGCCGCGCCACCCGTCGACCGGCTCCCCGTTGCACTCCCACTTCTGGTCGCACAGTTCCGCCTCGCACACGGGACGGAGGGGGCTGCCATCGCCCCTGACGGGGCACCCGCCGCGCGGGATGCACCCAGGAGATCCGCACTCGTTGTTCACGCCCGTCCCGGGCATACAGCAGTAGCCGATGCTGGCGCAGAAGTCTGGTTGGCCTACCGTGATCCAGGTCGTGTCGAGGTGCGACCCCTTCTCCGCGGACTTGAACTGCATCTTCGCCATGTTGGGGTGCGGCCGGGGGCATTCACCCGTCGGCGGCGGCGGCGTTGGGGTTGGCTGGGGGCCAGGACTCGATACGCAGTGGCTCGGGTCGATGGTGTAGGCGGGGCGGGCCGCGTTCGGCGACCAGACGACCTTGGAGCCGCCGTAGTTGTAGATGTGGTAGCTCTCCCAGGTGCCGGTACACTCCGTCGCGACAGCTATCTCGTCGGACGCTCCAGGCGGCGTGTCGTCGTGCCGGCCGGCGCACAGTCCGGTGGCTCGCAGCTCCGCTGTGACGGCATCGAAGAACTCGTCCGCGCTTGGGCCCGCGTCACAGTTCGTTCCGGCCGAGCAGGCCGTGAGTCGCTCCATGGCCGCGTTGACCTGATTGCCGAGCACGGATGTCGTCCCGCGCTCGGTGAAGTCCTCGTCGGGGACGCCCTGGGGGAAGATGCACTCCTCCTGCTCGCAGGGGATCCACACGTTCCCGAAATGGCAGTCGCACTCGTCGCTCAGGGGCCGGACGGTTCCGCCGCGGTCCATGAACTGCGGGCACTGCGGCTCGGGAAGCGGGGCGCCCGGGTCGCACGCGGGGGCCTGCTCGCAATGTTCGGGGTTCGACGTGGGGTTGTGCCAGCACGGCGACTCCGGGGAGGAGCACTGCTGCGGGGGCTCGGCGAGATCGCAGCGCGGAATCTGGTGCTGGAATACCCCCGTTGGGGGCGGGTTTGGGGTCGGCTGGGGCCCGGGGCCGCCGCCGCCGGGACACCCCGGCCAGGTCAGGAGACCCAGGACGACGAAGAACAGCGGGGGGCGGCTCACTTGTCGTTCTGCTTCTGGAGGTACCGACCGCACCACTTGCACTTCGAGAGGTAGGTGTCGGTGTTGTGGGGGTTCTCCGTGATGACCAACAGGTGCTTGCCCTTTGACTTCGGGTGCGGGCACTTGGCCGGTTCGATCTGCGGAGCCTTCGGTCGAGCAACCTTCGCCGTCATCACCATGTGAACCTCACAGCGGCCCCGCCCTCGAGATCGTCCAGGGAGGACCCGACTCGATGGCGCAGGGAACCGACAACGGACCAGTTTCGGCCCAGGCGAGCGACGACGGCACCAGAGACGGTGCGGGTCTTCACGTCGTAGTACGCAACCACCGCACCCTTCTTCCCGCTTGGGAGATCGTTCAGGGCGCGGTCGATGCTGGCCTGGATACCCGAGTCATTGAACTGGCGGATCTCAGTCCCGCCCCATCCGCTCGTCGTCACGAGCTTGGGCATAGAAGACAACCTCCAACTGTGTAGAAGGGTAACACGGTCCGTCCAGTTTTCTCTTGACCGAGCAGCGACGGAGGGGTTAGTCTAGGCCATGCCACGAAAGAGAAGGTCGGACAAACCTGACGTATCTACGAGTCGGGCCACGACCGCTTCGACCATCCTCAACGACCTGACCGACAGCGAGCTCCGCACGATGGCCGCGTCCGTCCTGGGCAAGAGGCGGATGGCGCTCCTGACGAAGAAGGAGCATCAGGAGATGAGCAGTCGTGGAGGCAAGAACTACTGGTCCCAGATGTCGCCGGAGGAGGTTCGGCTCGAGCAGAAGCGACGGTCGCTCAAGGGGGTCAGGTCAAGGCGACGCAAGTTGCGGAAGAGAATCGGGCTCGACTAGCGGCCCAGGGGGGGACGAATGCCAGACACCAAAGTCAAGCCCGGGGTGTATCCCGGCGTGGACTTCGACACATACGCGACGTGGGACGCTGCGAACTTCAGCGTCCTGAGGCACTTCGGCAAGACGCCGGCACACGCTCAGTACGCGATGATGCACCAGGAGGAGAAGGTTTCCACGAACCTCGGGCACCTCGTCCACTCCGTCGTGCTGGAGCCGGAGCGCCTCGAGACGGAGTACATGGTCGCGCCGAAAGTGGACCGGCGCACGAAGACCGGCAAGGCCGAGTGGGCGAAGTTCCAGCAGAAGGCCGAGGGCCGGGTGATCGTGACCGAGGAAGACTGGATGACGGCGAAGGTTCTCCTCCTCAACGCCCGGTCGAACATGACGCTGCGGGAGATGCTCGGCGGCGAGGGCATCAACGAGCTCAGTCTCGTCTGGGAGGACCCGGAGATCAGGGTGCTCTGCAAGGCCCGCCTGGATCGGCTCTGCTTCTTCTCCGGCCAGCCCTACATCCTCGACCTGAAGACCCACGGGTTCGCAGCCTCGCGCCACAGCTTCCAGCGGGCGATCGAGCAGTACGGCTACCACCAGCAGGCCGCCTTCTACAGGCGCGGCGCGGAGGTCCTGGCCCCGCTCGAGGACGGCATAGAGCGCCGCTTCGCGTGGGGCGTGCTGGAGACGAAGGAGCCGAACTGCGTGCGCGTCTTCGACGCCGACGACGAGTCGTTGGAGCTCGGCATGGACGAGGTGATGTCCTACCTCCAGCAGTACGCCATGTGCCGCAAGAACGGCGCGTGGCCGGGGTGGGACCAGGGAATGGAGATTGCCGGGCTCCCGCCGTGGGCCCTGAAGGGGAGGTTCGCCGATGCCTGATGAACCGCAGGAAGACCTTGTGCCCATGAAGACGTCCGGGCTCACGAAGACGATCAAGGCCGGGGAGGGGGGCTTCGCCCTCCAGACGGTGGAGGACGCCGTCAACTTCGCCCGGTGGAACTGGGAGTCCGGCCTCCTGCCGGAGCATATCCGCGACACGAAGCAGGCGTTCGCCATCATGGCCCGCGGCGCGGAGCTTGGCCTCAAGCCTCACGCCTCGTGGCGCTGGCTCTACATGACCAAGGCCGGCAAGATCGCCATGGAGACGAAGGGGATGCTGGCCGTCTGTCAGGCGCAGTCCTTCTTCGAGGGGTACAAGGAGTTCATCCAGAACGAGGCCGGCGACCCGAAGGGGTGGGTGGCCGTGGCTGAGGCCCGCCGGAAGGGGCGGGAGCCGCAGGTCAAGGAGTTCTCCTTCGCCGACGCCGAGCGAGCGGGCCTCCTCCAGAAGAAGCGCAGCCGCAAGTCGGGCGACTACATCGACGGGCCCTACCAGCTGTACCTCAAGGACATGCTCCTGGCCCGCGCTCGCCAGCGGGCCCTCGAGCTGCAGTTCGGGGACGTGCTGGGCGGGATGGTGAGTCGGGAGGTGGCGCAGGAGGTCGAGGATCGGGAGGAGGAGAACGGCACCCTGAAGCGCCGCGAGCCCCCCAAGGTCAGGGTCGTGGACCCGCTCATGGCCGCGGCCCAGGGCGCCAAGCCCGAAAAGGGCGAGGAGCCCGTCGCCCCAATCGAGGCCGAGGTCGTGGTGGAGGAGCCCGAGGAGGAGGCCCCCGGGGTGAAGCCCTGGGAGTGCCCGGGGTGTGGGCAGCTCCAGGCGCAGGGGCCCTGCTCGGCCTGCGGTCTCAACGACGGCGACGAGCCCCCGCCCCCGCCCAAGGCCAAGGCGAAGAAGTACGAGCCCGGGGACGTGATGCCGAGCGGCAAGATCGTGGAGGAGGTGGACGAAAAGGGCCGTCCCACGGTGGTAAAAACGCCGCCCGCGCACGCAGAAAATCCCTTCGAGAAGGGGAAGCGCAGGGTGCAGGAAATGCGCGAGAAGGCCGCCAAGGAAGCCGAGCAGCAGACTCTCCCCGAGGAGTAG